GGGATTATCCCCAACTACGCCAGAGGTTATCATTGATGGAACCACTCGACCAAGCTTTGGGCCTGGAAGCAGAACTAAGCTTCACTCAGGCTGTCTGCGAGATCGTAAATACCCCACGTGCAATTGCTGTTTCCCTCCTTGTGAAATACCAAGAGTGGGACCAGCTGTTATCGCTTACGATGGAGTCTGGAGATTATCAGAACGCCGGCAATTTCGCCGACGACTACCTGGTGACCTCTTTACTCCGGAAGAGCGAACACTTGCCGACTGGGGTCGATACTGCAGCAGTAGCGCTCGGTAAGTTTTATTCTGCCGAGAAACACTGCTCTGAAACGAACAAACGACTCTGCGATACCTCGCTACCCCATCCGGGGTGGTTTAGGAAGTGGAGGAGGGAGTTTGCGGCCATCTTAGGCCCGTTGGACGCCACAGCTCTCGAGCGCATCGTATGGCTCGGAAAGCATGGCTCCGGCGCGAGCATTGGAGTGAAGGGGGACGGTCTTGTCGCAAGCGACAAATACGAAAAACCCCTGACCGTTACTGAGGAGCTGAAACCCTTCTATGAAGCCCTGGTCGGAGAGACCTGGGCAGAGTATCGCCCTAGCCAGTGTGCGAAGGTGGTGAAAGGGAATAAGTTCTTCACAGTTCCCAAGGATGCGACGACCGACCGCGGTGCGTGTACGGAGCCAACACTGAACGTTTACGTTCAGCTAGGCATCGGACTTTACATCGCGGAAAGGTTGAAGCGCTTTGGCGTCGACATCAGTAGCCAGGTATGGAACCAGGCGTTAGCTGAGTTCGCCTTTGAGTGGCGTCTAGCCACGGTGGACTTATCGCAAGCGTCTGACCTTATGTCCTGGTCAGCTGTGATGGAGGTGGCCGAAGATGACTGGTTTCACTTGCTTAGTTTAGCAAGTTGCCGGTATACATCCGTGCCAGATGGTAGCAATTACCGCGACGTCGAGCTGGAGAAATTCTGCTCGATGGGCAACGGCTTCACTTTCCCGTTGGAGACAGCAATGTTTCTAGCGATGGTGAGGACCTTTGTACCTCCAAAAGATCTCTGTGTGTGCGCAGTATATGGCGACGATATGATCGTGCCACAAGAGTACGCACGGGACCTGATCGACGGCCTTGAATACGTAGGGTTCAAGGTGAATACTCGCAAGAGCTTCCTGGCAGGAAGCTTCTACGAGAGCTGCGGCACTGACTGGTTTAAAAGCCAGAATGTGCGTCCCTTCTTCCTACGTCGGTCTAAGGAGCAGCCCGGTGTCCCGTACTCTTTGCAAATGCTTAATTCCTTGCGGATTTGGGCAAATCGGAGAGCTGGGGGCGTCGGGTGTGATCAGAGGTTTAAACGCCTTTGGTTGCAGCAACTTGGTAAGGTCCCTTATCCATGGGATCAATGCCGCGTACCGGCTGTTTTCGGGGACACTGGCGTGATTGTCAGCGAAAGTGAGGGGCTTAAACGCTCCAAGCCGGTTGCTGATGGTTACGAAAGGTTGTTCTCGGGCAACGGCCCGGGTTGGGAGGGCTACAGGGTCCGGC